GGCAGCGTAGCTGCACTTACCTGGATTATCCAGGCAACATGGTGTTGCAGGATCTAACTCGAGTGATCACCGAATAATACCGAGTGAACACGAGGGTTACCAATATTACAATGAGGTGGCACGAGGTCGTCTTGTGTAGGGTACACTACCCTTATACTATATATAGTATATATAAAAATATATATATATTTTAAATCGTATATTAGAGAGGGGTGTGCCTACCCACCAAAAGTGGTAACCCCTGTGTTCTGCCGAGTTCTTTCGGTGTTCAGTCGAAGAAAACTATTGACGAGGAGACAAAGTTATGTTACTATCTATTATTATTTATTTGAGTGGAGTGATTTCACTACCATTATTTTATTGGACTTTCGTTATCGTACATGATGTACGCATGACACTAGAACGCAAAGCAAAAGGAGACTAAGATGAATCCACTAATCAAGGGGGCAGAACAAATTAGGTATCAATCCCCACTATACGACCCTATCTATGATGAAGATGATAATGTCATAGACGAGGAGTGCATACGAAGTGGTACTGATGTGATTGATACATTCATCAGACCTGTCAATGCTGATGGCAAGCCCAGGTATTACAGGCTTCGCTACCCAGTACACGCCAAAGAACATAAGCGTAAGTGGGATAACTGGCTCAACCAACAACTCGTAGACGCTGAGCCTTATCGTGTTAAGGTTAGTAAGGTAGGCAGACGAGTACTGTTTAGCATTGACCCTAACTTCATTGTTAAAAGAGATAAAGCTAGACGCAGACTAGAAGCCTCAAGAAGACGAGCATCCAGGATTGCAGCCGAGCTGCCGCAAGCTGCAGGTAACGCAGATGATACCTGGGAAACTTTTGAGTTAGAATTAGAAAGACAAAGACGAGAAGAAAGGAATGGCTATGAAATATAATGTAACAACTTGGGAAACACTTGAGTGTACCTACGAAGTAGAGGCGACCAGCAAGGACGATGCCTGGGAACGAGTGCTTGACAACGAAGGAGAGCAGACAAGTAGGACATGGAAAGAGAATGGCTCTTACATAGTGGAGCCCAAGTTCCCTGACTCATCACCAGAGTTTCCTGGTAATGTAGTAGACTTTAAGACAAAGGTCTTAGAGATAATGAAAAAGAAAACCATTGACAAGGAGAAATAATTATGCTAAACACAATGGACTTAGTGAAAATCAAATGGCTTGATGCAATGTCAGATGATAACACATGGCAAGAGTTGTCTGAATTAAGGCAACAACAATTAAGACCTGTCGAAACTGTGGGGTGGATACTTACAGACTTCGGTGGTAAGATTGTGACTATCTCATCTTATGATGAGGAGAGTAAGACAGGTGGTGGGGGTGCAGTTATCCCTACTAATTGTATAACAGAAATACAACATCTTGAAGGAGGAAGAATTGAGCAGTACGAAAATGGCAAAAGGACTACAATCGACACCATATAATACAAGGTTGTTTACTTATGGTACACTAAAGAAAGGGGGCAGACTTGAGGAACTGACAAAGCGATCCAAGTTTATGGGAGAATACTATACCATACACTCGGTGTTTCAGATGAGGGATTATGCTGACGCATTTCCTATTGTGTTCTTTGACTATGGACAAGCAGAAGGTAAGTCAATCAAAGGGCATCTGTATGAGTGTGATGTACGAGCAGTGGAATGTATTAATCAAATGGAAACCAATGCGAACTACACACCACACATCGCAGATATTATTAATGAAGAAGGCGACATCACTAATGCGTTGATGTTTGTTAACTGTAATCGTGGTGCTGTGGCAGATTCACAGCTATCACTAAGAAATATTATTGAGGAGAAAGGATACCAAGAATGGCAACACTCGGTGGATTGGTAACATACATATGTGTGTATGGATTTTATATTATGGGAGCTTTGAGTTTCTTCTTTGCCCCCAACATAGTAACGTTCGGTTTTCTATGTTTCACAGTTTATATATTTGTAAGGAAAAAAGATTATGAAAAAGAAAAAGAAAAGTAAATGGAGTAAGGGTGTAGGTTTGCGGGAAGCAACGCCAAGAGATGAAGACATCCTGGATGAAGGAGACTTTGTAATGGATGGCTACTCAGTACAGATACCAACTGGTCAATCGAAAGTAAACATAGATGATTTGACTTTAGACCAAGACGACTATGAACTACAACAAGAGGAGGCTACCAATGGCATGGAATCCGAAGACGCAGAACCTATTGCAGTCGACAGATATTTCAGACGCATTAGATAGGGCAGTTGAGTATCTAGATACATCTGAATCAGATGAACCTAGAGTAGAGATACCAAGCGACAACACCTTTGCTTTGCGTATGCGTATGCATAGATTTATTAAGTCATTTAAAATACAAATGAAAGATAATGAATCAGTAGATGAGAATAAATATAATCATCTTAAGATTATAGAGAAGGGTGGTGATGTAGTTATTACATCATCATTAGAACAACAACCTTTAATATTAAAGACAGATGAAGGAAAGCAACTATGAAGAAAGATAAACTAGAAGATATGTTTACTAAATGTATAGAAGAAATGCGTGAGCCTATCACAGAACTGTCCAAGAAATATCCTGTGGATATTATTAACAGTGCTATGTTAGAGTTAGGTTTGCGTATGTTACTTATGCGAACAGGAACAATGAGTACCTTGCATATGTTTAGCAGCGCTGTCGCTACTATCCTGGAGAAAGGTCCACTCGTTGAGGCATTCACAAAAGACAATGAACTTGACGAGGTAGATTGGTTAGAGAATGGGTCTCTAATTAAACCAACATTACATTAGGAGAGAGTATGGATAAAAGAATAATCCATGTACCTACACGAATGAAACATTGGGAAGATGAAATGTACAATGCAGAGTTTGAAGATAGGTGGAGAGCATACCACGAATTTAAAAAGTTGTATGAATACTATAAGGAACTACATGAAAGGGGGCACGAATATGAACCAAACTTTTAAGAAGATAACACCGGGTCATGGCAAATCCTGGTATGTTAAATGGACTGCTTCTATTATCATCATCATAGGCATGGTGTTAACAGCAGTAGAGATAAGCCCACTCAATTTGTTCTTCCATTTAGGTGGAGTAACTGGTTGGTTTATCGTCGGTTACATGTGGCATGACCGAGCATTGATGACAGTCAATTCAATAGCCATGTTTATATTTGCAGTAGGAATTTTGTTAAACTTTTAGCTTGACATTTTTTCTATCTGTGATACTATTAATAATAAAATAAGGAGAGATATGCAATACGATATTACAACATCACATATGAATACACAGCATTGGTTAGTTGAGGCTGACTCTAAAGAACATGCTGAAGAAATATTTAAGAAATGTAAAATAGAATGGAGCAAGGAACTACGTAAGTATGTATGTAGATACCCAATACCATATGTCTTACAAGGATTAGTTACTATTCCAGATGCAGAGTTACGTGCCATCAACGTAGTACCTGGTCAAAACGAACCACACTTTACAAAGTTAGGAGAGAGTAATGACTGATGAAGTAAAGCAAGAAGATGAGTTAGTTATACCTGTCGACTTGTTGGATAAAGACCCATTGGAATTAGCAGAGAGTGAGGAAGATATACAAACTATTGTTACTTACTTACGTGCTACCCGGGAAAACATCCGAGCAACAGAGAAGGCAGGTAAACGTATCACCAGTAAATCATCAAGAACTAAACCTAAACAATACGAAACAAATGTATTGGACATGCTAGTTAAGGAGGCATAATGGAACAACCAGATAGACTAAAGAAGTTTATACTACAAGACGGTAACCCTATTCAAAAGATATGGGATACATCAAGTCTATCATCATTCCTGTCATGCCCCCGTATGTACAACTGGACTAACCTACAAGGGTATAAGTCTAAAGCATACGGCATGGCAACAGGCTTTGGTTCTGCTGTACACGAAGGACTTGAAGTCCTTGACATTCAGAAATTCAAGGGGGCAACAAAGGATGAAGCTGTGGTAGCAGCTATAAAGCATGTGCTCCTGGAATTTGGTGAGGCTTTAAACTTATCAGAAGATAAGGCACGGGGGTTGACTGCAGCTTTACGAGCTGTTACCTGGAGAGCAGAAGAATTTTGGGAAGACCTATTTGAAATAGCTACCATGCCAGATGGTGAGCCTTGCCTCGAGCAAAGGTTTGAAGTACCCTTTGGTAATGGAGAGTACAGATTCTCTGGTCGTATTGATAAGGTGGTACAACTAGAAGGTAAGTTATATCTATGTGATGTTAAGACAACGAAGACAACACTTAACTCTAATTACTTTGGTAACTTCATGCCGAACAATCAAGTGTTCAGTTATCTATGGGCTGCCAGGGAAGTACTAGGTCTGGACGTAGCAGGATTTATTATTGATGCTGTACAAACAGGTGTTCACTTCACTAGGTTTGATCGTAGTGTATACAATGTACCAACAGATTTAATAATGGAATGGTATAAAGATGCAATGCATACATTAGATACATCAACAAATTATTTTAATAAACAATATTACCCAGCAGATTTCACTGCTTGTAACAACTATGGTGGCTGTCGATTTAAAGAAGTTTGTTCAGCTTCACCTGATCGTCGTAATCTTTTCCTGGATAATGATTTCGATAAACAACCTCATCCAGATTTAGTGGAGGCTTATGCAGAAGCAGTATAATAAAAAGAATAAATATCAAAGAGATAAATGGTATTCTGATACCACTACTCTATTAAATATAATAATAATATTAAGTATAATAGACTTAGTTGGTTGGTATTTAAGGTGGGTATCATGATCGTCAACATTTTGTTGGGATTAATCCTAGCAGATTTATTACTCATTACACTTATGGTATTTGTAATTGGTAAAATTATTGATGAAAGAATAAAATAAGTATTGACACGGAAAGCAATTCATGTTAGTATGTTAACTTCACAGGAGATAAAAATGGCAAACATTAAAACACACAAGTCAGCAGAGTATACAAAGCTTATGTTGGTAGGGGATAGTGGTTCGGGTAAAACCACAGCACTAGCCTCGCTTGCAAATGCTGGATACAATTTACGTATCCTAGATTTTGATGACGGTCTATCTATTCTTCCAGAGTTTTTAAATAAAGATGCAGTTAAGAATGTATCCTTTGTTACTTGTAAAGATTCTTTAGGACAAGCAACAGCTTTCCGTAAGGGTGTACAAATGATTACTAACTGGAAGGATGGCGACGAAGACTTTGGTTCAGTTAAGAACTGGACTAATAAAGATGTGCTTGTTATAGACAGCTTGACTTTGATGGGCGAGGCAGCATTACGTGGTGCCCTGGTTTTTAATAATAAGAAACCAACCGACCAACCTAGTCAACCAGAATGGGGTACAGCCGCAAGGGATGTACAACATATCATACAATATATAACAGGTTCTGAAGTACCGTGTAACGTAGTAGTAACTACGCATATGCAGTACATGGAAGGAGACTTAGGTGTATCCAAAGCATACCCAACGAGTGTAGGATCTAAACTATCCACCAAAATAGGAAGATACTTTAACTGTGTATGTAGGATCGACACACGGTCTTCAAGTAAGGGCACGGAGCGAACCCTTAGAACAGTATCAGATCACAAGATGGATTTGAAAGTGACAGCACCTAGTCGTGTTGAAGCTAACACCGAATGTGATTTAGCTAAGCTATTTGATTCTATTCAAAAGAATGCTCAAAGCAAATTGAACAAAGACACAGGAGGTAAATGATGTCAGATGTTTTAGACTTTTTAAACATGACCCCAGGTGAGATACCTGAATCAGTAACACTACCAGAAGGTAGCTACGATTTCACTATCACTTCTTATCGTTCGGATAAGGTGGGGGAAAATCAAACACCATTGGTACGCATGAATTGTAAAGCCGTTGGTGTGATCCAATCTGATTTAGCAGATTCGGATTTGGTAAATGCCGAGCCAACTCGTATTGAGTTCTGGGCTACACCAAAAGCAATGCAACAAAGCAATCCAGCTTTGTCATTGAAAGCCTTTCTATTAAAGGGATTGGAAATGGATGACGGTTCGTCGTTCAGTGAGTTGCTTGAGCAAGCAATCGGCCAGACCTTTAGTGGTATTGTCAAGCATGAAATGGTTGGCAGAAACAAGGACATACTTCAAGCGTCCATCAAAAGGATAATTAAGAAGTAGTCCTATGGGTGAGTATGCAGTATATAAACGAGTATCATCACGCAAGCCTCAATCAGCCGAGGCTTGTAAGATTGCGTTCGTATTCGAGTACCCTACCAACAGTGAAACAATCGCTAATACAATCCTGCGTGGGGGCACGGGAAAAGTATTTGCCGAACTCTGTGACATTGCAGGTATCAACCTCGACAACTGTTTACTCACCCACACTATACAATTAAAACCCCACCAGAACACAGCACAATACTTCTTTCATAAGAGAAGTGAATACAAAAGATTATGCAAGACAACCGAGTGGCGTTCACCTTACGCCCCAACAAGTGAAGGATATCTTAAGCAAGAATATGAGCAAGACATTCAAAGGTTACACAAAGAAATAGAAGAAGCCAATCCAAATATCATTATCGCAATGGGTTCAGTATCTTTGTGGGCAGTGACAGGACTAGCTAAGATTGGTAAGAACAGAGGAGCCACGTTGATAACTGAGCTCCTAACTACACCTTATAAAGTACTACCAACATACAGTCCTGTTTCTGTCGTTAAAAATTTCAAGTGGAGACCTCATGTTGTAGCTGACTTACAGAAAGCTAAGCAAGAATCTCTAACTAAAAAACTAGAACACACAGTCAGAGAGGTATGGATAGAACCTACCATCGAAGACTTAGATGTATTCTATAATAAATATATTAGTGAAGCAAATCATAACAACCCTCTCGCATTCGATATTGAAACAGCAGAAGGCTCTATCGTATGCATAGGCTTTGCACCTACACCTAACACTACAATCGTAGTACCTTTTCGTGATAAGAATACCGACACTCAAAACTATTGGAATGCAGCTGATGAGATCACTGCCTGGAAATGGGTGAAAGATATTCTTGAGAACGATAAGATAGTTAAGGTTGCACAGAATCAATTATACGATGTGTCATGGTTAGCACACAAACAAAAGATACATGTCAAAGGTATCATACATGATACCATGCACGCACAACATTCACTGCAACCAGAACAAGAAAAAGGTTTAGGTTTCTTAGGCTCTATATACACCAATGAGAGTGCTTGGAAAACATTAGCCAAGTTTTCAAAGAGTACCAAAGCAGATGAGTAAACATGAAACGATCAGAGTTATTCTCGGTAAAACCAATGCCAGAGGATTCAGTAGATATAGCAAACCATTACAACTTATGGCGAGCCGTATTAGATCAAGCTGTTCAAGACTATGCATACAAGGGCAAGTCCGAGGATGGTTTGAAATACAAAGAAGAAGTCGAGAAGTGGTTGAAGTATAAGTACGACGAGTTTAAATTCGTATGTGACTTAGCAGCAGTAGACCACCAACGAGCAAGAAAAGAGTTTGATAAATATAAGGAGGGAGAATATGACAAAAACAGGGAGAAGTTCCGAGTTACTAAAAAAAGCAAGTGAACTTGTTAGTGGAGACAGGCAAGTAGATTACGGAGACAAATTAATTAACCATGTTAACATAGCAAATCTATGGTCAGCATACACTAACTTTCAAATAAACCCACATGACGTAGCAGTTATGATGTGTCTATTAAAGATAGCAAGACTGAAGCAAGGGTCGCGTACAGAAGATACATACCTGGATGCTTCAGCTTACATGGCAATCGCTCGTGAAATAGGAGAACGAGTGGAAGACTTACATAAGAAACAATTGGAGAGAGATAATGGCGAGGATAATAAAGAACACAGAGATTAAGGATTTAAAACTTAATGACGAACAAACTCTATGGGTTTATTGTGGATTAGATTGTACACTTACTACAGAAATTTGGAATAAACTTTCCCCACAACTAGACAACTTTACTAAATCGACATACGAATTTGAGAGAGCAAGCTTAGGTCCTGCAATCTCTATGGTACTACGTGGCTTACGCGTAGACGAAAGGGCAGTCACAATTATTCGTGCCCCCTTACAAAAGAAAAGATTACAATTAGCTAGGATGTTAAGCCTCTTTGCTAATGCTGTATGGGATAAAGACCTTAACCATAACAGTCCAACACAACTCAAGTCCATGCTCTATGAGTACTTGAATCTTCCAGTACAAATTAAATACGACAAAGGTAAACAGAAAGTTTCTACTGATCGTGAAGCTTTAGAACATATGATAGAAGAGTATCCTCGTGCTCGTCCTTTCTGTAAAACTATTATTGCATTGCGTGATATAGACAAACAGTTATCAGTCTTAGCTTCTAAACGTGATGAAGACGGTCGTATCCGTTGCTCATATAATGTAGCGGGTACAGAAACTGGCAGGTGGTCATCATCAGAGAGTCCCTGGAGAACAGGTACAAACTTACAGAATATTACAAAGGACTTGCGGGCTATGTTCATACCAGACAGAGGACGTACCATGTTCTATGCCGACTTACAAGCAGCTGAATCCAGGGCAACGGCATACCTCTCAGGTGATGCAGGTTATATCAACGCCGTTGAATCATCTGACCTACATACTGAGGTAGCTAAAATGGTTTGGCCTAACATGGGTTGGACAGAAGACAATGCACAGAATAGAACACTAGCAGAGCGACCTTACTATGGTAACTTCTCTTATCGTGATGTATGTAAGAGGGCTGGACATGGTACTAACTATGGTGCGTCAGCTAACACAGTAGCAAGACATACAAAGATTAAGGTAGCACATGCTACAAGATTCCAACTCTTATACTTTGGTGGTATCATACCACTAGCCTCATTAGAACGTTGGCATAAACAGGATAAGAAAGGGGGCTTCGACGAACTCATGGAACTGGGAGAAAAGATTGGATCGGGCACGCAAGTACTTGTGCGTGTAGCTGGTGCATTTCCTGGTATAAGAACATGGCACACAGAAGTTATTAAAGAACTACAATCAACAGGTAACTTAGTTACACCGTTCGGTAGACGCAGACAATTCTGGGGTAGGTTAGATGATGAACACTATGCAAGAAAAGCTATAGCCTATCTTCCACAATCTACTATCGGTGACTTACTTAACAAAGGATTATATAGAGTATGGTCTGAGTTGTTTCAAGAAGGTGTAGAAATATTAGGACAGGTGCATGATGCAGTCTTAGGTCAATGTCCTAATGATAAAGTAGACTATTTAATTCCTAAGGTAATTGATTGTTTAGAAAATCCTATTGATGTTAAAGGCAGAAGCATGGTGATACCTTCAGATGCAGAGGTAGGGGACTCTTGGAAAAACTTAAAGAAGTGGGTAGCCAATGCGTAAGAATACAGATTTTATTAAGGCATGTGTAAAGGCTACAACAGGTAGTCCGATACCAGATAGGTTCTCTACATGGACAGCAATTTCTGCTGTGGCTGGAGCACTAGGTCGTAAGTGTTGGTTGTCTATGACTAACTATGATATCAGACCTAACATGTTTGTTGTACTAGTTGCACCACCAGGTAGAAACAAATCTGTCTCGCTCATCCTGCCGTTCTCTAAAGTCTTTGCTAAACTTACTACACCTGTAGGTACAGAAGAAGATCATGATGAATTTAATAGTGGGTTAACAAGATATGGTTTAAAGAATTACCCATTACATATTATACAAGATAGAATTACACCAGAAAAATTAGCAGTAGAAATGTCTAAGGTTACACGACTAGACTTACGTTGTGCTACACCTAAAGAAGATATGTTCTACGACTCATCACTTACATTATGTACATCAGAGTTTGGTACGTTCATGAATAGGAACCACCAATACTTACAGATGTTTATGACTGACATGTGGGATAGTAAAGATTCTTACAGTCACCAAATTAAAACAGGCTCATCACAATTTATTAAAGGACCTTGTCTTAACTGGATAGCATGTGCTACACCTCAACAGTTTGTGGATAACTTACCAGAGGATGCAGCTTCACAAGGGTTGTTATCTAGGATACTTCCTATCTACCATGAAGGACATAGGATAGCACAAAGCTTACATCAGAAAAGAATTGATGATAGTGTAGCCGAAGACTTAACACATGACCTTAGTATGATAGCTAAAATGCATGGGCAATTTGCCTTTGATGCAGAGGTACATGAAGAAGTCGAGAAAGATTTTCAAGAATATATAAAACCAGAACCCACTGATCCTAACATGATCGAGTACAATCAACGTAGAGTATCCCACTTTATTAAGGTAGCTATGTCTATATCTGCCTCACGTAGAGGGACAAGGATAATTACAGGCAGTGATTGGGCTCTTACTAAAGAGATTATGTTTGATGTAGAGAAGAATATGCCTAAGGCATTGGAAGGTTTTGGCATGAGTAAGACTGGTAAAATTGCTCATGATATGAAGGGTTGGTTGGAGACTACTGTGTTTAACAATAACCGCTCTCACGTGCGTCTGAAGCTGTTTAAACGGCAACTTTTGAACAAGACTATGGCACCCGGGGAGATTACACAGTACATCCAAGCTATGGAAGACTCTGGTTATATCCGTGTTGAATCTGAATTGGTATTCCTATGCAGAAAAGACGCAATATAATCCGAGGTCTACGTTGGGCGAAGGCTCTCGAGGATAAACCTAGATTCATCTCCTCTCCAAGAATCAAGGGTATCCAGAGAGCTGGGCTCATCTATGAGAATAGAATAGCCAACTACATCAAGGCTTTATATGG